CGACATCGGCACCTCACCAACTGCCCTTTCTGACGGTATCAGTATCGAATTTGTTTCCACGACCGGCCACACTTCCGGCGACACGTGGTACGGCACTGCGTCCCCCGTCAACATCGACTTGGGATTCGCGGGTAACTACAACGACGGCACCTACGCCCATACTGGTTTCTTCCGCGATACATCTGACGGCTACTGGAAGGTTTTCGACGGTTACACCCCCGAGGTGGACGGCGACGTAAATACCGGTCATGCCTCGTTCAACCTTGCCGACATGCAAGCCGCCAACTTCCGTGGAGATCTCGTTGGTAACGCCGACACGGCGACTGCTCTGGAAACTGCTCGCACGATTGAGTTGTCTGGAGATGTCGTTGGGTCTGTTTCTTTTGACGGAACCGGGGACGTAAACATCTCCGCCACAATTCAGGCAAACTCAGTTGCTCTCGGAACCGATACAACCGGCGATTATGTCCAGAATCTTGTTGCTGGAACAGGTGTTTCGCTGTCATCGACAACCGGTGAAGGCGACACGCCAACCGTTTCCATCGGTCAGGACGTAGCAACGAACGCTGACGTCACATTCAACACTGTCACGCTTGGGGCTGCTCCAACGCAGGCGACTCACGCAGCAACAAAGTCATATGTTGACAATCTTGCTGCTGGAATCGACTGGCATGAGGCGGCAAAACTTGCGACTGCTACGACTCTTCCGGATTCACCGACGTACAGCAACGGAACCTCTGGGGAAGGTGCCACTCTGACAGCGGGAAGCCAAGTCCGCCTCGTCATTGACGGTACTAATGCCTCCACTGGCGACAGAGTTCTTGTCAAGAACCAGTCGAACGCATACGAAAATGGCGTTTACGATGTGACTGCTCAGGGTGCCTTAGGTTCTGCTGCGTGGGTTTTGACCCGTGCAGAAGATTTTGACGGCACCCAGCCCGGTGGCGTGCAGCCCGGCGAAGCAATCTTCGTCCTTTCGGGATCGACAAACGCACGTCAAGGTTTTGTCGTCACCTCCACCAATGATCCTCACACAATTGGAACTGACTCGATTGCGTTCACTCAGTTCACTGGAACTCAGGCCTTTACTGCTGGTGATGGACTGAGCCAAACTGGGAATACTCTCAACATTGGAACCGCTGACTCGGGTCGAATCGTTGTTAACGCAGACACCCTTGATCTCGGCAGCGTCACTGTTGGCAGCACTACGGGTTCCAACACTTCCGACTTTGTTTCTTCGATTACTACTGATGCTTATGGCCGCGTAACGTCGATCGAAACATCCAATGTTGGTCAGGATCTTCTCACTACATCAGATGTAACTTTCAATAGTGTCTCAGCCGCTTTGACTGGCAATGTGACTGGCAATGTCACTGGCGACGTCACTGGCGACGTGACTGGCGATGTGACCGGCAACTTGACCGGCAACGTGACTGGCAATGTTACCGGCACCGTTTCCGATATCTCGAACCACAACCTCAATGGTTTGGGCAATGTCACAATCACCACCGCATCGTCTGGCGATCTACTCAAATGGAACGGCACTGCGTGGGTCAATGATGGTCTCACCAACCTGAGTGATGTCGGAGATGTCAGTCTAAGTAGCACCACCACAAATGATCTTCTGGTGTGGAACGGTAGCGCTTGGGTTAACGACACCATCGCATCCGTCAATCAAATTGATGACGTAACCATCACCAGTGCCACAACCGGCGACATTCTTGAATGGAACGGATCCGCATGGGTCAACACTACCCTTGCCTTTGATGACCTTTCGGATGTCGACATGGTCTCGCTCGCACCTTCAACAGGTGATATTGCGTACTTTGATGGAAGCAACTGGGTTCCGTATCCGTTGACGATTCAGAACGCCGGTGGTGTGTCTACATCTAGCGAGACCACCGGTGACATCCTTCTGTATGACGGAACGAACTACGCCAACACGGCACACACGCTTGGAAATATCACCAACGTCACGCTCACCTCAGAGGCTGACGGTGAGTTCCTGAAGTACAACGGTACTGCATGGGTGAATGCGTCGATTCCTGAGATCAACACGCTCAACGATGTTGGAAACGTCACAATCACGTCTGCTGCGTCAGGTGAAGTTTTGCAATGGAACGGCACGGCATGGGTCAACGTTGACATTCTGGCGAATACTGATCTGACTGGAACTCCGACGGCTCCTACTGCGGCAACGACGACGAACACCACTCAGGTGGCGACGACGGCGTTCGTTCAGCAGGAACTCGCCGCCCTTGTTGATGCGGCGCCTGCCACTTTGGACACGTTGAACGAGTTGGCTGCTGCTCTTGGCGACGACGCCAACTTCTCTACAACCGTGACGAACTCTCTGGCGCTGAAGGCGCCATTGGCTTCACCCACGTTTACTGGGACGGTCACGCTTCCCGCTGGAACAAGTGTTCTCCACGACTATGACGCATATGGGGCGAACCACACGTTGGTCGCTGTGAATGAGGGTCATACTTTGGAGGTCTCGGCAGCGGCGACGATCACGGTTCCACCGAACTCTTCAGTAGCGTTCCCTGTTGGAACTGTCGTACACATTATTCAGACTGGAACAGGTACTGCAACAGTGGCTGCTGGGTCTGGGGTAACAATCAATGGTGCTGTTGGTCTTAAAACCCGTGAACAGTGGTCTATGATAACGTTGCATAAGCGTGGAACCGATACTTGGCTCCTGACTGGCGATGCAAAGGCGTGATGATTGATGGCACAAGATAGGGGCAGCCTTCCTTTCGGAACTTTTACATACACCGACGGCACCGACGCCGGCAACCTCGTCACGTCTTTGGTTAACCTTGGGTTCCCCGCTACAGAGACTGCCAATACGGCAAATACCTCGGTTTCTGGCGATGTTGGTAAAGCCCATGAAATCGTTGTAGACGGTGTCACCTATACGACCACGTCAAGTTTTGAGATTCCTCTTGGCACAACCATTGTCGTTCGAGCAATTGGACCTTTCTTTCCGCCCCACTTCCCCCCTCACTTTCCCCCACATTTTCCGCCTCACTTCCCACCGTTCTTCCCGCCACACTTCCCGCCCCACTTCCCACCGTTCTTCCCGCCACACTTTCCGCCGCATTTCCCGCCGTTCTTCCCGCCGCATTTCCCGCCGCATTTCCCGCCATTCTTCCCGCCGCATTTCCCGCCTCACTTCCCGCCATTCTTCCCGCCACACTTCCCGCCTCACTTCCCACCGTTCTTCCCGCCGTGGTTCCCTCCGTGGTTCCCACCGCACTTCCCGCCGCACTTCCCGCCATTCTTCCCGCCACGCTTCAAGTAAGGAGCGTGGCGGAAGGTGGCTTCTCTAGTCAAGCGTTTTTGGGGCCCTATCAGCCTTGAACGGAACGGCAGGAAGTCAGGAGCGCTCGGGTGGGCCTTTCTCGCCTTGTACATATGTCTTTTCGATCTGTACGCGATACGAACGCAAAAGATCGAAACCCTGACACGTAGTTACTGGCGGAATGCGGTCCACCCGACACGTTCTGTTTTTGTTCATATCGCATGGATGATCGCCACATTCCATCTCATCGGCGAACATCGCGTGCGTAGATATATGAATAAGTAGGTCTACTGCGGCTGTTGTGATAATCTCATCTCATGGATACCGCTGAGGAGCGTTCTCTTATTGACCCCGGACACTTCGGCACAGGTGTAGAGAACATTGTAATTATTGAAGATTTCGTTGAACCCGAAGATCTTCGTAGACTTCAGGACTTTTTTCCGACAATTCAGGAATGGGAAAATCCGAAAGGTGACGAATTCGACGAGGACGGCACCTGCATCTACGATGCTTCATACTGGTGGGATAGGATGTGCAGCGGTCAAATTCTGCAACGCACAGCGCCAGACATGTTTGACTTGATCAATAAGTATATTTTCAAAATGCAGTCAGTAATTGAAGATAAGTTCAACGTATCTGTTTACTGCCGGCCACCCGTCCTGATCCGCTGGTTGCCCGGAAACGAGCAGCAGCCACACGCCGACAAGCAACTCAATGATGGGAAACCCAACCCGTTCCCAACATACGATATTAATTCGATTATTTATTGGAATGACGAATTTGAGGGCGGCCAGTTCTATTATCCAGAATTTGATATCGAACTTGAGATCAAACCGGGCCTTGCAGTTGCTCACCCCGGCGACGTACACTACCTTCATGGCGTGAAGCAAATAATCTCCGGCGAACGCTGGACCACTCCATCTTTTTACACGATTACTGAATTGAGGAAATAATGCGCGTAGCAGGCACTCTGGGAACCCCAACAGACGGGATCATCCTTTATAAGGACGTCTGGCCGGTCGACTCTAATTTCACTGGCCGACTGGAACGTGGTCTCGAAGGAAGTGCAACCGACTACTTCACGTGGAAGCAGGCCATGGTTGGCGACAATGAGATCATGAAGGATTATCGCGACTGTTTCGACTTCAAGTTGCGACAGGGTGACATGCCGGTTCCTGAAGAATTTGCTGATCTTGGAAAGGTCTACGAGGAAGTCATTGCTGGTGTGCGTTCATGCGTTAAGCACTACTCGTCAATGTTTAATCTGTCTCTTGACTACGAAGAAGCAACCAACTTCGTTAAATACGGTCCGGGCCAACACTTTGCCGTGCATCCAGATTCCGGCTTTTCATACTCGTGTGCAGTGTCCGCAATTGGATACATCAATGACGATTACGAGGGTGGCGAGTACATGATGCCGTACAAGAACATCAAGTTCAAGCCAGAATTTGGTGATGTCATCGTGCATCCAAGCGACTTCATTTATGCGCACGCCTCAATGCCGGTTTCGTCAGGCACCAAATATTCTGCCGTCACCATGTACGACTACAACGATAGAAACCACAAAGAACATGGCGGGTCTGGCGGGTATGCGTCTGCCGGTATGCCGGGTCTGGGTCTGCCAGACGCAAATTCGCAAGTCACAATGCTTGGTTCCTGAAATGGATGTGACGCTTACGCGAAGCCATCAGAACCCGCCCACCATTCGGCAAGCAACTCCGCGTCGCGACTGGATGGACGACACCTACAACAAGCACGCGTATAAGTGTTTGCCGCTCACGGAAGCAAACGTGAATGGTTGGGAACTCGTACTGCAACAAGATGTAGTTGTTCAATGGGATGGAGTCGGTGTTCCTCAAGTTCTTTCCGGTCAAACCATGTCATTTGAGATCGACGGGCACTCTTACGAGCGAGACATCGTCATGCCCAGCATCGTCGGAATAATGTCTTTTTGTGTCGGGTGGACATTTCATACCCCTCCGGGTATTGAAACATGGATCTCTGGATCTCCGAATTTGTTTATCGATGGAGCGGTTCCACTCACGGCAAACATTCCATCTGACTGGTGGCCCGATGAGTTCAATATGAACTGGAAAATTACGAAAGTCGGATCTCCGGTCACGTTTCCTGCTGGCAGCCCATTTATGTTCTTCCAGTTTTACAAGAAAGATTTAATGCCTTCAGTTGATTTCACTGTGAACAACATGTGGGATGACGACCAAAAGGAATTAAATGATTCACGTCAACGTTATAGCGATGCGAAAATGACAAAACTTCGAGAGCAACCATGGACTTGGATGGGTGGAATCCGAACTGGTCTGGATGCTGACGGACAACGAATTGGGCCAGAGTTTTCTGGTCACCCAAAACTGAAGGAGCCTGATCAATGAAGGGCGTAGGCGGAATCGCAATCGGACTCACACTAGGTAATCTTGGTTTTAAAATAAAAGGGATTACCGCTGATCAGGTTCTGGCAGAGCCTGAATACTTTAAAGAGATTCTCAAAAAGAATAAAATGATTGGGTTTATCGGAATGAACCCGACTGATGCCGAGCATGTCGCGGTGGTTAAGGCTCTTTACTCTGGGTACCACGACCCAGATGCGACGCCTGTGCCGGATGGAATCATGAAGGACGCCAACCATCCGACCATCAGAGATGTAGAAAACAAGGATGACCCCGAAACTTTCCTGCACCAAAACTGGCACGCAGATAATCCGTTTTTCGAAGAACCTCCAGCATTGATCTCAATGCACATGACTACATACAACGTTGAGCCTGAATACGGTCACACGTTCTGGCTTAGCCTTCGTAACATGTACGACGAATGCCCTGCGAACTTGAAAGAGCACCTCCAGACCGCGATGTTCTCTTCCGGTACCGGAGCGGAAGATAGAGATGTCACGCCCCACCCTGCTTTACGCACACACCCCGATACGGGTGAAACGATGCTGTACTGGACTGGTCCGGGGACACAACTTCATGGTGGCAATCAGCCGTGGTTTGACGAACTAAAAGACTTCGTTGAGCAATATCAAAAGAATAAAGCAAACCGGTACAAGTGGGAGTGGAGTGTCGGCGATGTTGTTGTTTGGGACAACAGAGCCGTAATGCATGGTTTCTATCCGGGATGGGAGCGAGAAGACCGCATATTTCAACGAGTTGAAGCAGGCGCAGACCGACCTTTTTACGACCCTGAATTTCGCTCCTCGGTGAATGAGAACTTTGGTGACATAGTTATTGATGATGATCATCAACGAGACACCAGCATGGGTCCGAATCCGGACCACATCCCATTGGTTTTCACGAAAGGAATCTATGCTCTACCCGATCTCGAGCACCTATTCCAGAAAGTCACAATGTTCGTCATTGAAGATACCGATGGAGGAATCCCTGATCAAGTAGAACGATTTCACTCGTTCATTGACGATGAGGACTTTATTCTTTATAGGGTTCCTTGGAATTGGGACAACCGAGTATTCGCGAATTTAATGCGATATAAAAATCATCAACTTCCGCACGCCCCAATTCCGGGGTGTGTATTCATTTCATCACGAAATGGAGATTTCCATCAGTTCCTTTCCCCGGACCGGGATCTGTTCATGAATGATGACCCTGATCCGACTCGCTGCATCCCTAATCAGATTCGGGGTTTTCTGGGTTGGCACCCCGACATGCGACATGCTGGACACTCTTGGCATTACCCAGATTGGTTCCCACACCAACCTCTCAAGTATCGTCCTTGGAACTACCACAACTTGTCTTTCATGCAGTATGAGAACTTCGGCGGCAAAGAGCCTCCTGAAGATTTTTTGGTGCAGTTTGCCATAGATACTCTTTACGGGTGTTTTAATCACATGAAGGATGATGATTCTCGCAAGCGAATTATCGAGCGCGTTCACGATTACATCGGCTACATGCTTGAACTAAATGAACACGAGGCATCTCGTTAAAAATGGATATTCAATCTATTGATGGCATGCGAATAGTTAAAGACTTCTTATCTCTAGAAGAAGTCGCATACTGGAATGGTTTGATGCGTGAAGATCATTTTTGGGATCGGGCCGAACTCCAGAATGATGTTGAGGCAATTGACATTACCGATCCTACAATCGTCGCAATCGACAATAACGTTCTCAATAATGAGACTTTGCTCGTTGATCGTATGCGTGACCTTCTTGCGAAAACTTGTGGTGAAGATGTAGCAACTGATCACGGGCTATTTCTTGAGCGTTGCGCTGACAACTTTGTGATGGGCAGACACTGGGATCATCTCACAGGACGAGGTGATCTTGACTTTGGACCCAATGGAACGCGACTACCCAGAGCATTCAATGAATTCGTCACTCTCTTGTATTTCAACGATAATTACCATGGTGGTCAAATATCATTCAACAAGATAAACGTGACAGTTAAACCGACGGCCGGAATGCTTGTCGTATTTCCATGCGGGCACCAGTACCAGCACGAAGTTCTGCCGGTTACTGGTGGTGCTCCGCGTTTACGTATGTCAAAATTTTGGGCACGGGTGAGAACATTAAGAATTGCCGCTCATGACGAAACTTTTGCAAATACCATACGTGGCTCGATGAGATATTTGAGTAGTATTTTTCCTGAGGAGGCATAAACATGCATGGCGAACATTTGGGTGGCGGCATCGTGCACTACAAAAACGTATTCGACCTTGATTGGGATTGGATGCGCGAATTCTGCAAAACGACCCTCGAACGTGAACGTGCAGAGTCATACACCGAAGGTGTTGATCCGATCACTGGCAAAGAGGGTTACATCAATCGAAGCAAGTTCTTTTTTGAAAAAGGCACCCTCGACGAAATGCCATGGAGAGGAAGTTTGGTCCACCAGAATCCAGATCCGAAAGTAATCGAAACCCTTGATTACATCGAGGCACGTCGCGATGCTTGCTTACTGGATTACCTTGAGCGATTCCCGATGGCCGGGAAAACCATCTGGTGGAAAATTCGCGGGCATATCGTCGCCTACCCTAAAGGTGCATTTCTTGGTCCTCACTCAGATGTGAGTACTGATTACGAGTACGGAAAACCTCATCCGCGCGACCAACTTGCCACACGCTCATCTGTATCCGTCGTTGCCTACATCAACGATCATGTTGAAACTGAGGAAGAACTCGACGGAACAAATTTCACTGGTGGCGAGCATAGTTTCTCTTACTACGACATCAGCATCAAACCGAAGCGTGGAGATATGATTTTCTTCCCAGCAAATTATCTTGCGGCACATGAAGTCAAGACGGTGACAGGGGGGTGGAGATATTCATACCTTGGCTGGTATTGTCAAGGTTCTCCAAATGCGAATTATCTTGAAGCAGTAGCAGACCCGGTTACGGAACCTGACGTTGCTGCCACAGCATCTAACGTTTACATGACCGAAGGATATTCCATCCTCCCACCGATTGGATTCAACTGACATGAGTACCATTGCGATTCTTCATCCCGGAAAAATGGGAGGAACTCTGGCACATTCCCTGATTGACAGCGGACATCGTCTCGTATGGGCATCGGAAGAGCGCAGCGATGAAACAAAGGCGCGAGCAGAAGAGTATTCAATCGAAGACCTTGAGACACTCGATAAAGTTGCTGCCGAAGCAGACGTGGTTATTTGCATCGTCAACGGTGGAGCGTGTCTTGATATCGCTCGCAAGTTCGCCAGCCTGAATTATTCCGGGATTTACTGTGACGCAAATGGCCTTTGGGGCGAAGAATCCGAGCATGAAGTTGCATCAATTCTTTCGGACGCCGGAATCAAGTACGTCGAAATGGGATTGTACGGTTGGCCTCATCCCGGACGAGATGGCTACACGGATGAACATACGATGTACCTTTCGGGAGAACATGCCAGTGAGGTAAGTGAATTGTTCACTTCAGCCTACTGGGACAAAATTTTAACGGATGTCCGTGACGACATGTCAGCAAAAACATTCAAACGTTTACGCAACGAGCGTGAACGCGCCGAGAACTTAGCGGCTGGTCATCCGGAGTGAAAGAGATCGTTCATGGCTTCGGAGTCATGGAGTTTAATGACGTAATCGAAGTCGATCAAGACTTTCTTAGTGGATGGATTGAACGACGCAAAGCGCAACAGCCTGACGACTATATTCTTCAAGACGATGGGACGTACCTAAACAGAGGTGGATACAGATTCACCGCTGAAGAAGTCGAGATGTCACCGGGAAGACTTCTTCGTCTAGATCATGAAGTAAACGACGAAGATTTAAAGTTTTTTCATACGATGTATGAGGGAATGGGTGAATGCGTTCGCCGATACATCAGTCATTTCCCCGAAGTGGGGCCTTGTATTTGGTGGAGAACTCAACCGCATGTTGCGACCTATGGTGTTACCGCTGGAATGGGTTTTCACCATGACAATCTCATAGGTGATGGTGAAGCGAGCGAAACGTCTCTCATGACCGTTTTGACAGGATCTCTCATTCTTCGCGACACGTGCGAAGGTGGAAACCTACAATTCAAATACCCGAATCTCGACTTTAAGCCAAAAACCGGATCAGCATTTATTTATTCAGCCGGCTATCTAGGAACTCACGCAGTGACTGACATTACATCTGGCCACAGGGTGTCATATCTTGAGTTTTTTGGTCAAGGCAATCAGCCGGGCGCTGATCCTTTTCAGTGACGCATCGCTTCGCGCCACTCCTCGCCGTATTCAATGTATTCTCCGACTGGGGGCCCCTCGGTTGATCTGTCCTGAGTGAAGATTGTCGAAGAGTGGAACCCCAGCGCGATGTCTTTGCTGTTGTCAAAATCTGAGAATTCGGACATCTGGAATCGTGTCGCGTCCTGATAAAGGAATGGCATGAACACTGGGGCAAGCCAGTTGGTGCTCTCGTTCGCTTCAACGACCTCATACTTGTGCAGTCCACCATGACCGTACTGTGCAAGATAGGTGTAGCGCTCACCTGACTTCACTGGGGCCACCCCATGAGTGCCAATATAATTTCCGGGGAAGAAGATGATGTCTCCCGTCTTCGGTTTGATGGTCACATCGAGATAAGGGAAATGCATCTCTCCGCCCTCGTAATCATCATTTAGATAAACGAGACAATTGGTGGTTTGATACATTGCGATTTCTCGCTCGGAGTAGAAACGCTGACCGTTCTTCGTGATCGAGTTCGTGTCGTTGTCGTTATGAAGACCCAAAGTTGCGCCGGGAACGTATTTCAGACAGTGCCCGCGTGCTCTCCACCAAAGGGTGTTGATGACGAGCGGGTAAATGTCGCAGTAGCGAACCAGCCCGAAGTACATCATTTCTTCAATGTGCTCAAAAATTTCTCGGATGTTTTCCGGGGTGGTGGGGTTTACTGGCTCGGGCATTCCCATGCCACCGACACGCATTGGCAGTTGCAGAAGATCTGACATGTCGATGATCTTCCCGTCAAACGTTTGTCCGTGCAACATGTTGCCGTCGTCGTCTTTGATAATCTCAAGACCGCAAGAGGGGACATAGGCCATCATGTCAATATAGGGAAGCAGTTCTTCTTTGTTGACATCAATAGCCTGATGGAAATGCATCACGCCACCCGGGTGGTTGGTGTACTCCATGTCGGAGATGATCTTGAAATCAGATTCTGTCACCTTGTGGTAGGCGTGCTTAACTGCATCCTCTGGTCCGTAGAGCCGAGCCATCTTATTTACCTCTTACGTTGTTGGTAGTTTGCGCGCTAGAACGAATCCATTTTGCAGTGGAACGTGTCGAGACATCACATTTTCTTTATTAGCAATATAGCGGCTGACGTCCGCCCAGAAGGATTGATGCACAGTCATGTCGTCAAGATACATGCCTGTTCCGTGAGCCATGCCGCGACCGAAAAACAACCCGTTTGGTTTCAGACAGTCGAATAGGCGATCAATCAGCGTATTCGTGCTGGTTACGAACTGGTGCACACCCAGACGAATGACGTCGAAAGTCTCATTCAGGGATCCATCCATAATCTCCTGATATGTAACTAATCCATACTTAAAGTCGGCATAGTCAGCAAAATCGGGTGAGTTGCGAATGTATTGCTCAAAAATCTTCGCTTCGACCTCGTTGAGGATGTACGTCTCGACGTTGCCGGTTCGAAGGTTCTCCGGGATTGGCCAGATTGGTGGCAGGCCGCACGTAAGTTCTTTTACCGGCCCGTTAACGAAACAATAGTCTTGGTACAATTCCGTAAACGTCGTTGACCCTGCACCCATTGCCCACGCAGATTCTTTCCACTCAGGGCTCATATCGACATATGAGGTGTGGCGGAAAAAGTAATGATCATCACCAGTTGCGATACTTCGCTTGTCCGGTGAAGTTGCTTCAATCAGGTTCTGTCCAGTTTCACCATAGTCGGACATCACTTGGATCTTGTGATCAAACTGTTCACCGGTCTGATCAGACGAAAGCATACGCGCTACTCGCGCTCTGGAGATTGCAGGATTAATACTCATTTTCACTCAACCATTTCGCTACGTGCCGTTCCCGCCAGTGGCGTCTAGCGACGTTGGCCAGTTTGTTGTTGCATTTCCGGATGTAGGCTTGAGCACCGTTAGTTTGGCGATCTTTCCCGAAGATCTGCTCTGCGATCTGTAGGTCTCCGATAACAAATGTTGACTCGATAGCGTCAATGATTTCATCAATCGTTACCGTGTTCAGCGTTTGTTCTGGGTCTAGACCAGCGATGTACATAACGGTTGCAAGTTCCTGTTCAACCCATTCAAGGTTTGCCGTGTTGTCGTAAAACGGCGCAGTATCAACATTCGTGAATTTTGGCATTTTAGTTTTCCGTTACTTCCAGTGGATCGAGCGCTACCGTACCGCAAATAAACACTTGTCCAGTTTCTGTGTTCATTGCGGTACCGGACTCTTTTGACCAGAAAATTGCTTGATCTCGAGTACTTGAATCGTTGTCTGGATACAGTTCAGCCTCTGAGAGGTTTGCCTCTTTAATGCGATCCGACCAGTTTTTTGGTCTTTGGCCGCGAAGGGATTCGGCCCGAAATTCCATTATGCCGTAACAGTTGCGTGGGCGGAAACTTGCCTCTGAAGCGAAAGATGTTGATCATACTGCGGGTCGTCCTCAGGGACCGGGATCACATATGGGTGCGAGACTCCGGCAGAATCGATATCAAGCAGTGAACAGAGAACAAAGATTGAATACTCAAGAAAATCAATTGCTTCTGATTTTGCTGCTGCAATTTGTGCCGCGTTCATTACGTTCCTCCGTCAGACTAGAGAGTGTTAGCCCATGCTAGTCGATCAATAAGCACTTTGAGTGCCTCTTCGTAGTCTACGCCCTCAGTTGGCGTCCAGTCTGCTGGCAGTGAGGACACGTCTAGACCACAAATAAGGCCGTACGTGTACACTTTTTCTTCAATCATCCTGATTGCTTCTGCCTTCGCTTCAGCCTTTGCTGCTGCGTCAAATCCGTCGCTAAAAACCATTTCAGACTCCTCGTGCCCCTTCAAGACGGGTGATAAGACTAAACAGGCGATCTTCAAGGTCGCCCGGAGGCGGCACGGTATCTTCGGCAGGAATTTGCCAGTCTGCCGTCAATTCGGCAGGATCCACACCGCAGGCCACGGCAGAAGCCCAAACAGCAGATTCGAGAGTAGCAATGACTTCGGCTTTTTGTGCTGCCTTATACTCGTCAGAAACACTATTCAGTGCAACCATTTTAGACTCCGATCGTGGTGGGACTACCGCTCTCAAGTGTACCAGAGTTTCGAAATCACCTGATGACAGTAGTGTAAAATCGACGATATGACGATCATGGAATCAGCAATCACCTCCGACATGCTTGAAACTCTTCAGCGGGATCACGACTTGGGTCCAACTGTTGACGGGGAAAGCATCTATGACATCAGCGTAAAAAGTGTCACCGGTGATGTAGAGGCCCTAGCCGACCGGCACGGGGAGGTCACGATGATTGTCAATGTCACTGGTGAATGTGGTAACTCTATGCAGTACCCAATTTTGCAGGTTCTCCAATACGACTATGCGCATCTCGGATTTAAAATTGTGTGCGTACCTACGAATGACTATTGCGAGTTTGGTTATGGCGACTTCAAAGATTCTCGAAGCACCGCTGAGGAGTGTGAGCGCTTTGCATACTCCCATTACCGAGTTCGAATGCCATTCACTGAACTTGTGGCCTCGCGTTACAGCCGTGATGACGATGACGAAACCTTCGCACCGCACCCGCTGTACAAACGACTTGGTGTAGACGATGGTCCAATTCTCGGAAACTTTGAAAAATTCGTCGTTTCCAGAGACGGCAAACGTCGCGCTCGGTTCACCAACGGGTGCCTACTCCCTGCAAACTTCGAAATGGGCAAGGACGCTTATTCTCCAGAAGAGGCGTTGCTGAGGATTCGTGCTGCAATTGAGCATTTCCTCTCAGAGCCCTACGATGCATGAGTCGAACTTCTCTGTCTTCCGAGGCGTATCGGTAGAAGAGATACAAAATAACCCTTCGGCTTTTATTGATCAATTCAAAAAAACCGGCGTACTCGCTTTTCGTGGTGTCGAATACTCCGAGTCAGATGTTCTTCAAATCCTCACCGCTATCGGCTCATCCTTATCGTGGACGCCGTATGCGAATGACGGTGTTTTTCACTGGCACTATACCCAACAGTATGACTCAATGGTCACACAGTTGAATGGCGAGGGGCGCAACGCTCCGGACGACACGATCATTGAGTGGCATGTCGAGGGCGCGTCGTTGAGGTCACCACAGCGGGCTGCGGGATGGAACATGGACACCTTCTCTGCTCCTGCTGGAACTGGACAGACCGGCTTTGTGGACATGGCAAACCTTATTTCAAAGATGCCTTCTCATTACGTAAAACTTCTTTCGGAAGCAACGATTATCCATATGCCAAATTGGTCGACCGAACCGGAATCAGTAGATGATTTCAAAACGCGATTCATGAGAAAAGTTAATCAAGGTGTGCGTAAGATCTGGACTCTGGACGGAGACCGTTACGTCTCTTCGTTTGCTCGACCAGCCATTGAGAATCACCCAGATTTCGGCTTCCCAGTTCTGCGACTATGTCCATGTGCGGCCGCTTGGGGGGTTCAGGACTATCTGCTGTTGGTCCAGAATGGATTACCGACAGGGAAAGAACATGTTCTTTTCCGTGAAATAATCGACTGGGTTCAAAGTCAAATTTGCGCAGTCAAGGAAAACCAAATCTGGTGGGAATGGCAAGAGAACGATTTCCTTATTCCAGATTTGTTCCGGATGGCTCATGGCGTTAAGGGTGGGTTTTCGGCTGGTCAAAGAAAATTTGAAGGGTACTGGACTTTCGCTCAAGGTTCCGAAGTGGAGCCGACGGAATATCTTTCGCGCGAAGAATATAAACAAATGGTAGGTTTCTGATCATGACAACAGTTGCTGAGAAGTATGAACGTGACGGTTTCTTCATTTTGGAGAAATCGATCCCAGAGCATGTCGTTGACGCATATCTTGACATGTATCAGGCAGAGCATGGTGACTCCTTGGCGGGTTGGGGTCGATCCGAGCAGTACAACAAGCATGTTGAAATCAAAGATGTGTTGTGCCATCCATCGATTGAGGACGCTTTCTCTCAGATTGAGATGGCTGCTGCACTACACATTGAAATGACGATGCAAAAGTCGACTGAATGCAAGTGGCATAAAGATTCGGTTTTACAGGATCCATTCGCTGCGTCCACATACATCGGTGTTTTTGTCTGTTTAGAAGACATCGATCCTTCGTCGGGTCCTTTCGAGGTGATTCCGGGTTCGCACAAGTGGGACAATCTTGTTCCGCTGATGACTCGCGAAATTATCGAACAGCCGAATATTGGCGAAGAATTGATGGAAACGTTGATTTTGGAAGAAGCAGAGAAGCGCAACTCTGATGTTTTCACTTTTCTAGGCAAGAAGGGTGATGTTTTGATTTGGCATAGCCAACTGGCCCATCGTGGTTCTCCAGTCTCAGGTAAAGAGCGACGCAAGACCGTTATTGGGCACTACTGTGGTAATTACTCTCATGACCTGCACAAAGGTCCACTCCCGGAGTATCAGACACGTGTGGCTGAGATGCAGAAGCAGACTGAACGTTATGCCCGGCATGGTGAAGGCGGCGTAATGTATTTCCGTGAAGTTGAGTGGTAAGATCCAGCCATGAGTAACGAACAAGTTGACCTCAGGGCTGTGATTGAAGATCTTTCTGAGCAAAACAAACAATTGTCCTTAAACAACACAATTCTCCGGCAAATGCTCAAGCAGGCGAACGCCCTTAACGAGAAACTGACAGCGCCTGCTGTCCCTCCATTTCCCGCACAAGAGGCAGAGGTCTCAGAAGAGGAACAGTAATGGATAGGGTAGTTTTTTGCCCATCCAGTGAAGTGATGGCAGAGGCTGAAAAACTTGCCACTGAATGGTCGCTACCCATTGTTGTCGGCCGCAGCGGCGCAATGGAAGACTTGGAGTTTGATGAAACTCTGGTGCAAATTCTTGAGATTCCCGTTGAGCAGTCATTTCAACTTTCTTCAACGGCAATTAAGGCCGGCCGTTTTCTATTAGTAACGTACAATGACGATTGGATGGACTGTCGGGAGACATGGGTTGAAGTTGCCACTCCAGTAAATCGTTTCACTGTTGCTCACACTACGCGAAGCACGAAACATCAGGCTATTTTCCGTTTCCGTCTCGTCGATTGTGGGATTACAACCATAGAACTACACGATGAGTCAGGGATTATTGCTGATGCTGAAGTGAAAGTTGTAGAGCCTCATGCTTGATGAGTCAAAATTTATTCGCATCCATAAAAACATCTTCGATGGAACTGACCTTGTCGAAGAGGTTGAAAATTGGGCGAACATTCCAAACTCTCCACTGTTCTGGAAACAGGCATCGACTGGATTTGGGACTGTGTCTAATTTTCGCTCAAATCAACAATGTGAACTGAACCACATGATTGGCTTTGAGAGTTATGACGATCATCCAGTTTCGCTTGCTTTCAAGGCTGTTCATAACAATATTAATCCCTTGATTCATCAGTATCGAGATCATTTTCGTCTTGAACTCACACGTGATGAAGGTTGGAGTATTAATAAGTATGGGAGCGGCGCAGAGTATCAACCTCATTTCGATGCTCACCCTTCGGTCCCACGTATTTTGAGCGTTGTCGCTTTCTTGAGCACTCCTGAAGATGGTGGGGACCTTGACTTTAGTCACATTGGTCTTAGCGTTCCCGCAGAAAATGGAACCGTGGTTATTTTCCCTTCAAGTACACCATTTCTTCATCATGCAACTCCAGTCAATGCTGGCATGAAATATTCCCTTGTGACTTGGTTGGCCTGATATGAGTCACGCATTTGTTCCGGAAGAATACAATTTCACTTCAATTTTCCGTAATAGAATTTCTGTCGGTGACTTCTTTTCTTTGGTAGACGCAGAAGTTAAACGCGATTGGTCATATCTCGAGCCAAGAAAGATCAATCCCGGGAGTAACGAAATAATTGCTTCAAGTTTGATCGACTTGAATCCGGTGGGACAAAGCCGCGATAACAAAAGACTGAATCCCATCAAGGAAGTTTTTTCTGTTGTTGACGAACTTGTCTCTGAGTGTGTTCGCGATTATGGAATGCGTTATGACCACCCCAACGTCGAAAAGAGCCTATATTCTATAATGTTGTTTGAGAAAAATGCGGAGTGGTCCCCTGCTTCAGGCCCAGTTTCTGGTGATCCACGTTTTCCTTTTTCGATCCTTGCACCGTTGTCTTCATCGGCAAAAGTCTCATTTCCTTTGCTTGAGAGGGACTTCGTTTTGGACATTGGAGATGTTCTTGTTGGTCCTACCGGATTCCCGTTTGAGCAACTTTTTTCCTTCGAATCTCCTCACTGTTTCGTCTTGCAGGGTTTTTTTGGTTAAACCATGAAAGTACATGTAGTTGGATCAGGCACAGCCGGAATGATCTCCGCTGCTCTACTGAAGTCCTGCTTCCCGCTATATGACGTTGAGGTTATTTCATCTGACACGATAGGAATTATTGGGGTTGGTGAAGGAAGTACCGAACATTGGAGAATGTTTGAAACTCTCGTTGGCATACAGCGCTCTGATGTGATCAGAGAGACTGACGCAACATTTAAGTTTGGTATCAGGTTTCTTGACTGGACAACGGCTGTCCCTGATTATTTTCACAGTATTGCTGGAGGGCAGACGGAACACTTCACAGCGTATTCCCTGTTTAGTTCTGTAATTGCTCAAGGAAAGCAGTTAACTCCAGCATTTACACATCCCGGTTTACCTGATGGCTATGTCGCAGACAATGACGATCTTGAGCAGTTGCTTGCGCAATCTAACCAACTACATTTCGACACACACAAATTGAATTCTTTTCTCCGTAGAGTTTGCGAATCAATAGGTGTTTCGTTTTCTGATGATGAAATCATCAATGTGAACATATCTGAATCTGGGGAAATCACCAGCCTTTTGGGTTCCAAGCGTTCTTATGAAACTGACTTCGTTATTGACTGCTCTGGATTCAAGCGGAAAATAATTAGCGCGCTTGAAAATCAAAAGTGGGTTTCGTTTTCGGATTATCTCCCTTGTGATTCTGCGATGGTTTTTCAAAGCCAGCATGAAAACGAAAAAGATTTACGTGGCTACACGATTGCTGAGGCAATGCCTGCTGGTTGGCGTTGGGAAATACCTACACAGTCGCGTATCGGGAATGGTTATGTTTACGGATCGGAGTATGCTACACAAGAACAAGTCCACAAACAATTCGAGCAACGCCTTGACAGAATTATCGACGATCCGCGATTTATTGATTTTTCACCCGGAACAGTAGAAAGACCATGGGTTGCCAACTGTGTGGCAATTGGCCTTTCGTCAAACTTTGTAGAACCACTCGAAGCAACATCGATCAGCGCATCGGTACTCCAAGGTTTCCTTCTTACTTCATATTTGCCGCACTACACCAATGATCGTCAATGGGCACGAGATTCGTACAACAAAAAATACGATCGGATGGTGGAGAATCTACTAACGATGATTTGTTTACATTACGTATCGGACCGTGATGATACCGACCTTTGGCGAGATCAGAAATTGAGAAAAAAACCAGATTTTCTTACATACATTCTGGATATTGTTAAAAATCGACCCCTCGAACAGGTCGACATCCCAACCAACGGTTGCGAA